GGATACCGCCAGCCCAGGCAACGAAAACGACATCACGACACCAACGGCGGCAACCAGCGGCGTACCGATTTGCGCCGCCGTCAACCCAACACGGCTCATGCCAAATCGGTGAGCTTCTTTGGCATCGCGCCAGGCCAGAATGTCACCGCCGTGACTTTGGATATGGCATCGATCTGCATATCTGCATCGGCCGGCACGTGCATGATCTCATTCGGATCGGCACGTTCACCGTTCACATCCGCGTCGCCGCGGCCGATGTAGAGATAGGTGTCAGTACCCCGCGCGGGCAGCGTCACGCTCTCCCCCGCTGGGATCAACACCAACTCCCGTTCGTACCAATCATCCGTCCGCGGGCTGATGCACACATAGCCGCTGCCGGTCTCATCCTCCGAAACAATCGTATATTGCATAGACGACCGCACCTTGAACGCACCATCATTGACCGTAAACGCGTGCGACTGGTCCGGCAGGTTGGCGGCCTCAAAGCGCCATTTACCCTTCGTCACCAGAATAATATCTGTGTGCGGACAAAACCCTTGCTTGTCTTCGAAATCACGCCCCGTCACCTTCTCAAGATAATGACGTTGGCCCGGCCCGATCTCGTAAAATCGCCAGATTTTGAATTTCGGCGTCTGCGCCACCTGAAACTGCATATTGTCAGGCAGCGGCGCTGATGGATGTGCTTTCCATTCGAGAGATGTCATGGCGTTATAATCACCGTACCTGATGTTATTGCGGCGGCCTGTGATGAAGTGATGCCCCACGCCATCCAAGGAAAGGTTGTGTTAGTGCTTCCAGTGCTTCTGGAAAATGTTCCTATGCCGGGCACAGTTACACTGCTAAACCGTTCAGCGAATGGTGGCTGGAAGAGACCTCCCGTATTGCTAAGTTGCAGTATCAAGGCGGGGCCCGTCGTATTCCAATCGCTATGTGTGTCCGTATACAAAGAAAAAACTTCAACATTGCTAATATAGCCCAATGCAGAAGGTGACAAAGAACCTAAAGATGAAGAAATAAATCCGCGAAGTGTACCAGCACCTATCGGATTGCCTTTGATATCTTTTACCGTGTAATCGCGCGTCGCCGCCACCATCGTTCCTTCATAGCCATCAAAACGCCCATAGAAGTCCGTTAGCGATATGGGGTAGCCAGAAGGGGCGCCGCCGGCACCGAGATACTCCGAGAGGCTGTGAGGTGCCGCGCCGCCGAATTCGGCGGCGATCTGGGTGAGTGAAATGTTACCGGAGGTGGGAAGCGCCATGGGATGCCTCCAATTGTTCGAGTCGATTTTCGAGTTCCTTGACGGCTTCCACGAGGAGGCCGACGAGATTGCCATAGGCAACCGTGAGGTAGCCGTCGTCGTTACGCCGAACCGCCTCGGGGAGCGCTTCTTGCACGTTTTGGGCAATGAGGCCGACGCCGCGCTCCGCGTCGTCTTTCTTCTTAAAGGTAACGCCGTTCAGTGTACGAACCTTGTCCAGCGCCTCGGTGATCGGCGCGATGTCTTCCTTCAAGCGCCGGTCTGAGGTAGCCGTGACGTTGGAGCCGGTAATGGTGCCAGCAGCATTTATGGTCTGCGTGCAATAGAGGGGTCCGCTCGAATATACGGCATAGCTCGTGCCGCCGAGATAGCCTCGGTAGGTGTTGTTGTGATTTGCGGCGTAGAAGCCCCAGTGGCTAGAAGAATACGTGCGGGAATACATCCCATGGTATGCCGACGATTGCGCGTACACACCATAATTTGCTCCAGTGTGGTTGCCGTAAATCGCGGGCCCTGACGTGTCACTGTCAGTAACGTAGAGACGCTTTGGCCAGGACTGGCGCGAGGACATGCCGCTATTCGTCTGATCCGTTCGCATCAGCGTCGGTGGAAGCGGTTCGACAAAGCCGCTGCGCCAGCGCTCGACCATGTCGGTGCCGACGCGCTGAAACGCCACGCTTTTGCCTGTGCCGTCAAGCACGGCGTCTTGACCATCAAACAAAATCATTCGCCCGACACCGCCGGCGTTATGCTTGAGCGTGACAATGCGCGACGGGCTTTCCGCCCAGACGATTAGCAAATGGCCGTCGGAAATATGGGTAAGCGCAATATTGGTAAGATCGTCTGCCGGCGTGGCTGCTTCGGTGTCGATGGAATGCGTGGCGCTCGTCGGCGTGACACTGCCGGTATCGATGACCAAAACGCTGGGCGCTTCCGCACCCGGCAGCTGCTTGGTCGCGGCCAAAAAATTGTCGAACCCGCTGCGAAATTCGGTTTGAAGCCGCGCGGTATCCGTCAAATATCCCGCGGCTGGAAAGTCAGCCATAATCAATATCCTTGTACGATTGCATCGATCAAATCGGTTGTGCCGAACCCGGACGAATCATACGCCTGAATGAGCGGGCCCGAGACGTTTTTGTCGAGCACCTTGATGCGTATTGCCGAGCCCGCATCGTCTTGCAGCGTCACGTTGACGTTCCCGATCGAGCGGAAACTCTCCGCAAGGCTCAACCGGCTGCCAGCGGCCGAGAGCGATTGGTCATTCACGTATTCGATCTTGTCAGGTACATCGAGCAGCACAGACAACGCGGTGATCTCGCCGCGCACCGCCCCGGCGCCGGTCCTGATTAGGAACTCATAGGTCAGCTCTTCGGACGTCAATTCGCCAACCCATGGCCGCCAATCATCACCCGGCGCCGTGCGATATTCGAGATACCACGGCTGACCATCGATCTCCGCATCGACGGTCATCTTCGCGCCCACGTCTATGGCCGCCACCGCATAGGAGAATTGGTATCGCATCTCCGCGTAGGACGAGACCCACATGAGGGCATCGGGCTCGGCGGGCCACATTAGCGCGCTCGGTTCGTCGGACCACATGAGCGTGGTGCCGTTGGCCACAAGATTGCCGGCCTCGACCGATGCGCCGGTTATGGCTCCCGGAAACCCACCCGCTTTTTCGTCTTGGGTGGCAACGACGTTGGCAACGATCGGGTCACCAAGATTGAACACCGCCAGCGCCGGCGTCTCACTCATATTCCCGGCAACATCGATTGCATATACCAGCACTTGCCGCTCGCCTGCCGGCAGCGCGGAGACCGGGAAAAGCGTATCGGTTATGATCCCCTCATGCGCCGGCACCGCATCGGCAATCGAGCCACCAATATTGGGGCGGGTTCTGACGATGAAGCCGGCCATATCCGGCGGCGGACTTGGATATCTCCACACCAGATTATCGGCTTCAACCAGCAAGGTGGTCACGTCCGGCGGTGGCGTGGTTTTGCCGACAACCGTGTGAACGACAGACGCCGACCATTCGCCGCTCCGGCCCTGCGCATCGACGGCCCTAACGGCAAGTTCTATTTCTTGCCCGTCCTCAACATTTGAAATGGCAACGACGCCAAGCCTGTTTTCTTCAACGGTTCCCCGGCGCCATTCTCCATCGGTGGTGCGCATACGTACTTCGGCGCCCACGGGCGTGGCGGTTCGTGCACCGGATGAAAACCCGTACTCAATGACCACGCGCGTCTGCAGCGCTCCGCCGGCGATACGCTGCAACACCGCTTCGTCCGACTGGACATCATTGATAAACGGGCGGGGTGGGCGAAGCGCAAAATCCCTTTGCCCCAACAGGCTATCGAACGGCGGGATGGTTCCTTGGTCCGCTGTGTGGACTGCCGGCGCCTCATCCACAACTACCAACCGTGCCGTTAGATTGGGGCCAGGCTCAATGCCCGTAACAATATAGCGCCCCGTTTCTATGCCGAACTCGCCAAACGAGAACATATCCCCCACGGCAATGCCCAGCGTCGATATGTCCGTAGGCGTAACCAGTTCAAGCGTGTCTGTCTCGCCTTGCCGGGTCACTATTGGGATATGCACCGATGTCAGGTCATCGCGCCGGACCCGCAGCCCGTAGGTGAGACCAGCCTGCATCGTCGCCACATCATCCACGACAATGTGTGTGACATCGCTACCCGATGTGGTGGTCTCTTTGATCCTACCGTAATTCTGCCCGACCACGAGCACATCGTGACCGACCTCGATTAGGTCACCGCGGGCCACCGTGAGATTCTCGACGTCGACATTGAACGAATACTCAGCCGGGCGAAGCAACGCCTGCGCCATATCAAAGCGCGCGCGCTCCCAGACTTTGCTGCTCGACGTTAAGCCTGGATAGTCAACGGCCTCAATCCGCGTCGCGTTGCTAGCGTTATACCCATCCGCATACACCAATCTTTCGTCTGGCTGCCATCCGCTATCAGCGTTGATAAACCCGCAGCGCAGCGCGTGCGGCTGGTCCGGATACGCCCGCTCCATCCGGAAATCCCAGCTATTGCGCGGCGTAAACGTTCCGACCGCAGCCACTTGCGGCTGATCGATGACCACCGACCATTTGCCCTGAGAGATCGCAGGCGACGCCCGCCCAGCCGTGGCGATGAGCGACAAAATCCGCCACACGCTCGAGCGGTAATCCAGAATGTGATCGAACGTCCAACCCTTAGCAGCACACAAATCATGAAATTCTTCGAACGCCGGCCAATCTATACGGGAATCAGACAACGCGCGGGCATTTGCCGTATACGGATTTTGAACTGCGCCGCTACCTCTAAATTCCGTAAGCACCTCGACCATATGCGAGGCCGGATTGCGCGTTTCCCGCACCGTACCCCAACTCGAACCGTTGTAATCCCGCATCCGAGATGTAACGATACCGTTGAGCTCATCGACAGGACCGGAAAGCTGATCCGTCGCCTTTATTAAGAACGCCGTTTTTGCCAATCCCGGATGGCTAACAGGGTCTTCATTCGTTATCGTTCGCAACGCGGACCAATACGCTTCGTACATTATGGCCAGCGCATCATCTTCTAGGTGTTCTTGAGAATACTCGGTTCTTGGCTCCAGATACGCACTGTGCATCCGCACGCGAACATCATATTGCCCTCGCGCCACGTTCCACACACCGTTGATGCGACGCGCGCTTTTGATCGTATCCGTTACGCTGACATTAGGGGCGCTTACCCACGCCCCCCCACTAACCGGTCGGTACTGAATATTGAAAATAACGGTGACGCCCTGCGCGGCCCATTCGTTGTCCCACGACAGTCTGTATAACCCCTTTGGAAATACGAAATCGACAGACAACTGATCTGCATCCGGATTAGAGCGTCGCTCAAACCAAGGCCCGGCCGAATTCGTGAAATCGCCTTCATTTAGAAAAATACTCAGGCCTTCTTCGTTAACACTTTTAGGGTAAAGGCTAACGCCGGCGTCGCTCACATAGCCAAGGCGGTTCTGGTGCGACACCCCGTCGAAGGAACCTATAGGCGTGTCGCCGATCTTGATATCGCTGATTGTCACAGGCCCATAGCCCCACGTGACCAGGCCGCGCAGATAGTGATCGGAGCCGCGTATTTCGGTGTATTGATCCGCGGCCAACGGCGGCACCATTCGGTGGCGTCCAAAAACGCGCGGGATGACGCCGTATGGCGATGCGCGATTTGTTGCACCGTCAATAAATAAGGACGGGCTTACGTCTTGGCGCTGGCCGCCAAGGCCTGAAATTGACGCGCTCGGCGGCGGCGCTATCACATTAACCAGCGCTGTGCCCGCAAGGGCTACACCGGCACCCAACAACGTTGCCCCTATTTTCCCCCCGGCAAAAAAGGTTTTGCCCAATAAACCTGCAGCGCCACCGGCAGTAATATAAGACGACGCCGCTAGAACGGCGATCGTCAAAATGACGCCGAGAATATTCTTGCCGCCGCCCATGGCCACAGGGCGAATGGCGATGGTGTGGCCTGCTTTGGGGCGGACGCAATGCCAATATTCGCGCAGAACAGGCGCGCCGCCAATCGTAACGTGGACGGGCACCCCCTCCGGCAAATCAGGCAATGCGAGATCTACGATTTGCGATAGCGTTAATTTCTTCTCCGCCGGCACCGCCATGTCAAACGGTGCCGCCCCGACCGGCTTTTCAACGGCGCGGATGTGCAGCGTATCCGTCATGCAGCACCCGCTAATTCTGCCGGCCGGTAAAAACCGCGCAGTCTATTCGACAACCGGATGTCGCGGAGATAGCGGCCTAAAGTCGTGCCTTTGCCGACCTCGCATTGCAGCACGATGCCCGGCGCAACGACGATGCCGACATGGTAATCACCGGCAACCGCCTTCTGCCCTAACCCGTAATAGGATTTCATAAGAGCGACATCGAAACAGCGCTCGTCACCTGCTTCTACGCAAGGCCAATCTGCGCGTTCTTTTTCGATTAGCGGGCTTAGCACGCCGCCGTCCGTGGACGCTTGATAACACTCGGTATAGCTTGGAACCTCAACCCCGGCCTGCTCAAAAAGCACGAGCCGCACCAGGCCCCAACAATCGCACCCACCGTGTCCGCGGCCTTGTTCCGTAAACGGAATATGCGTGTAATCATTGACCCAACGGGGTACACCACCGCGCATTAGAACAACCCCGGAAAGGCTGACGGCACAAACGTGCCCGCCGGATAAGGTTCATCCTCGTAAAGCTCGATCGTCAAATCGCCGCTCACCGTCAACGCATCCACTTCGACCGAGCGCAATTTGAAATCGGGAAATTCCACCTCCGCTGTATCCGGGTCGGATGAAAGAACGAGCTGGAACGTGACGCTTGGCGCAGACGTGATCTGACGCACCGCTTCGACGACGCGCCTATCGACGTTATCAATGACCAAGCGCGCACGCGGCGTGGACGATGCACTATCGGACGGCAGCGTCAACTCAAACGGGAACGGAATATACGTCACCCCCTGACTAACCGTATCGACCGCATCGGAGGTTACGCGTATGGGCTCATCTAAGCTTGCATGGTCAATCGTCAGTAGCAGGATAAACGCTTCGGTTGTTTGCTGCGCTGCAACGGCTCTTCGGAACGAAACCGACGTCATGGCATAATTTCAAGCGACAATTGGGCGCGAAAATGCTCGCCGCTAAGCGCGGCGATTTGCGGTGGATTGACAAACCGCATGACAACGCCGGTTCGCAAAACAGGGTGCAGCCAATCAAACGTATCGGCACCGCCACGCACGGTCGTTTCAAAAAAATCCAGCAAAATTTGGCGTTGCGCCTTGGTCACGGTCAGGCTTCCGGATATCGGCGTCGGCGCTGCGGTAAACCGCCGGCGGATTTTTGCCGGGCCTTGGTCCATCTGCGTGCGCAAGGCGATATCGGGCGCGCTCTCACGGTAGCTGGTTAGATCCAGCGATTGCGGAAGCTCCGGCGGCCAAAATGCCATTATCGTCTGCCTACCTGATTGCTTAAACCATAGCGTTCAAAAAGCGCGCGCGAGGCATCCGAACCCGGCCGCCGTAAGGCCTGTCCGACCACTTTATCTATCATCACATCGATGTTTAGCCCGCCGCGCCCATCGCGGCTTTCCCGCACGTCTACGTTTGAGCCGGCATTGTTCACCACGTTAACGGTGACACCACCGCGCGCGCCGGGATCGAGCATGCTATTGGGTATGACGCGACCGCCCTGGCCAAACACAACTTCTTCGGGGCCGCGTTCACCGACAAGCAGGCGTTGGCCAGCATTAAACCCGCCACCGGATGCCTTGGTGAAAAGACTGCCTACAAAATTGACTATTCCACCGCCAGCACTACCCCCTCCCTTGCCGCCAAAAATTTTCTTAAGCGATTCCTCTAAGGGGCCGGTGATTGCGGTTTGTACGAATATGCGCTTAATGTCCTGCAACACGCCTTGCAGGACATCTGAAAAGCTACGCGCACCTAAAATTGCGTCTTCGATACCGGACGCCACAGAACTGAAAACACTATTCAGCGCTTCCCCTACCCTTTTCGCGGTACTATCGATTTGCGCAAGGGCCTCATCCAATTGCTTTGCGGCTTCCTCAACCGCGCGTTCATGCGTTACGTCGTCTATCGCTGTAAGTTTCAGCGCCTTGTCCAGGCGTGCAACTTGTTCGTCGTGCCGCTCTGACGGCGTCAACACAGATTGACGCACAGCTTCGCCAAAGCGCTTCAACTCTTCGTATTCGAGTTCCTGTTCCCGCTTTGCCTTTTCTAGCGCTAGCTGGCTCTTTCCGTTCGCTTCGATGTCATTCGCTATTTTCTGGGCC